TAGACAGTGGAATGACATTATCCTTTAAATGTTTAGCATATTTCAATGAATTAAAATTTGTACCACTAAATTTTAATTTTTTATTTAATAAATATTCTTCATTGTATGCTAAAACTATATGTGATTCAAACAATGTCGATTCATCAATACCTTCTGCTAAAAATCTCTTAAACGGTTTCATAGTTCTCTATATATTTGAAAGTTTACAAAGTGGGCAATCATCCACATCCAGTGATCGGAATGGACATATTCTATAATGGTCAATATTGGAGGCTACCTTAGTAGCAAGAATAGAATCCTCACCAATACCTTTATCTTCTTTTAATGCTTTTTCTGCTACTTCAGCAAACATCTCTTTTATATCTTTATTTTTCATCTTACCTTCTCTATATTTATAATACTTTTTCAGTAAACTATCAATTATAATTCTGTTTTACCAGAAATTCTGGTAATTTCCACTCTACTATGTCTTTATCGACACTATAATGTCCCAAAGCACCACAAAAATTACAATATTCCACACCTAAATCATAATCCAATGTAGTTGTATTTGCTCTATGTTCGCATAACTTTTTCATTACAGGTTGTTCTGCCTTCTCACTGTTAAACCAGCCTTCTGAAATAGTTAGGTCTTGCATATATGCTCCTTGTTAGGTTATATACCTATTTATAATATCTTAAATCTTCCAATCTTTGAACTGCTGGTCTGACCTTTTACTGGGTTTTATCTTCAAAGTGTAAGGATTTGACCCTGTATTGGCATCTGACTTCTTATCGTAGTACTTATTACTACCATCATTTGCTAATACTGGTTGAGCATCTTCGTCAATATCGTACAGCTTCATTTTCTTCTTAACTACATTCACCAGAAACTTAGAATTGATAGATATATCACTGTATCTGTTTTTCAACTGTTTAAAGAGTATCTGATTATTTACACCAGAACCGTCATCCTTTGCAATAATAGCCATCATCAAATCAGCTGTTGCAGGTAATCCAAAACTCTCAGACGTATTAGATAAATCAGGATCAGAACTTGAGTACCCTTCACGATTCAATTGAGAACTGGTGATAACTGGAACATTACACTCTACTGCCAAACCCCTGACTTCCTCAGCAATAGATTTGATATAGATATAAGTGTTCATGTTAGCAGCCCACTTGACTCTACTGGAAGAACAAATATTCAAATAGTCAAGAATGATAACGTGTGGAACAAAGTCTTTTTTGATTTTCAACTCTCGTATCAAAGCACGAAAGTTTCCAACGTGTGCTCCGGCTGTTGGATACTCTTTGACAATCAACTTACCAATATTTAGTTTATCAAGTTTTTTCTTGAAATCATCTTTCGACAACATATGTAAATCACCAATATCCATGTCAAGTAGATTTGCATCAACTCTCTCAGCTATTCTCTCCTCTGACATTTCCATAGTAATATATAAAACATTCATTCCCTGTTTTATGTACTGACTAGCCAAATGAGTTTTCACCAATGTCTTACCAACACCCGTTCCACCTAGTAATACTGTAAGAGTTTTCGGTGAGATACCACCGTTTGTAATCTTGTCAAGCATTACCATATCAAAAGGAATTTTGGATTCTTTCATGTGATAGAATTCCCAACGGTCTTCCCCATTCTCCAAATAGTTATGACCAATACTTTTGTCTAATGAAATTGCTAATGCTTCTGTAAGGATTTCAGGTATAGCATCTTTAGATAATTCTTTGTCCTTCCCTTCTAAGATAGATATACTCTGGACAATACCATTGTACACAGCTTGGTTCTTTGCCCACCTCTCGGTTTCTTCAGTCAACCATTGCTCGTCATCAGTTTTTGCTTTTAGAGTTTTAAGAAGCTCTTCACAATTCTTAAATGTAGTTTCATTTAAATCTTCTCTGTTATTCAACTTAACAGATAGAACCTCTTTAGACGGAGGCGAGTTATACTCGGTTATGTGATTTTGTATTTCAATGAAAACTTGTTTATCTGCGTTCTCTTTGAAATACTCTGGCTTTAGGAATGTTCCAACTATGCTTGAATAATTATCATTATATATTAGATTTTCTAAAATCAATGTTTCAGTTCTCATGCTACCCCTTCGTCAATACATCCATTATTATTTTCTTTTGTTTTACAATATCAACTTCTAAGAAAGGTTTGTAATTCTTTATCAATATGCTATGGTCATTCCACAAAGGGTCATCCAACACATTATCAATGTTCTCAACAAATCCAAGTATCATATCAAGAACAGCTGTTGTCTCTAGTGAAATGGTTTTAGACAACCCCATCTTCAAAATTACTGGATGATTGATTCCTTCCACTTTGAAAATATCATTAAAGTCAGCATCGAACTTATCCATATACTTTTTGATTTGCTGGATATCTTGTTTGATAGTGAAATCAAAGTTATTCATTCGTTCTACATATTCGTCATATAGATCACTATCAAAATGTGTAGGATACATTATCCCATTTGAAAATTGAGAAAGATAAAAGAATATCAAAGCTTCTTTATTGGTAAACATCTTTCCTATATTCGTAAATACTTTCCTTTGCATAGAAAAGTTTCCATTTACTTCTTGTTTTGAAAAACTCCTTTGCATGGAATCAATGTTGCTCCAGTTTCCTTTACCATTATACTTGAAGTAGTCATACTCCCTTGTATAGTGTGCGTAGATACCCTGATATGTCACCCATGCATTAAATGTACTTTCTAAATCATTATCACTCATTACCATCATTGCAATACAGCCCTCACAAATTCAAAAAAGGTTTTAGATTCACTCACCACTGCTTCATCGACATTGTGGTATGATAACAGGTAAATACCACCAATGATGATAGCACCTATTAACAACCACAAGACGTTCAAACAATTACTCTTCATTAACTTCATTCTTTTCTTCCTTTCTACTCCCATAATTAAATTCCTCGAAAACTGCTTTTTCAAGTTGTTCCATTATTTCAGTAGTAAAATATTTTTCTGGATTGTTCACTATTGTTTTTTCAAAAGCCTTTGTTCCGTCCGGCATCTCAAATCTTGTAGATACCTTTTTGAAAATATTGTATTTCTCAGCAATAGAAACCAAACCAAAATATTTATCCAAACCAGTTTGATAATCAAGCATCGTTTCAATGACTGACTCTTCCTTAGTGAAACGTCCTTTAACTAGTTTGCACTTGATAATATTTCCCAAAACCTCAGTACCATCTTTAACTTTACGTTTACCCAACGTAACAATAACTGAAGCTGCATACTTGATTCCACCACCACCAGAAATCTCTTTTGACGGGAACATACTACCAACTTTATCATAAGTGTGATTTGTAATGATAAGAGGAATATTCTTTGTTGACATCTTCAACGCTAGTGTTCTGAAAGTTCCACGAATCATTGGAGCTCTTGTCATATCTCTTTTATCAGAACCACTTTCTGAATCTTCCATTTCTTTTCGTGTAGAAAGGTTTCCCAACGAATCTAAGAAAATCATAACCTTAGTCTCTGCTGGAATACCTGCAATGAGTTTCAGGCATTGAGTTCTAAACTCTTCAACGGTTGCTACTGGAAACACAACAAACCTTTCAGGGTCTAAGTCTCTATCAGTAATCATTGCTGTTGTCAATGCACCTTCACTCTCAAAATATAAAATCAAACTATTCTTATTTGTATCCAAAAAGTTCTTAGCAATACTCAATGCAAAGAATGTTTTACCTACGGACTCTGAACCAGCTAGACAGGTAATCTTGTTTGATGGAACACCACCGTACATAGAACCTGATAGCAATGCATTTAACGAATACGATCCAGTGTCCACAAAAGTACTACAGTCACCAATGATACCAGCGGATACCACCGAAGCCAAATCATTATTACTCTCTTTGATTAACTGTTTTACTAAACTATTTACTGCCATTATTTATCTCCTTTCACCCAAAAAATGAATTATCATTTATAGCCTTATCATCCACCCATATATCGTATATAGGTTTTCCGCAATTAATAGAAGAAGCTTTGACACCCCAACCAATCAATTGTGTTTTTGTAAATTCTACCCAATCTTTACCTGAACCACTACCTCTTGCTGTCCAGTAATGTATTTCATGCCCTTCA